CAAACTTATCAGTCTCATCTAATGATGTAACTATTGAGGCGTCTTTTTCAAACTCGACTGTGTACATGTGTTAGCCTCCTCTTTTTCTTTGGCACGTTGCCGTTCTTCCTGTGTCATGTGCCTAATTTCTTTTGAAATACCGTTTTGTTTATCAATAAACCATTCTCTTACTTCACCCACAGACCTACATGATTCTTTCGGGCAAGACGTGTACGTAGTTGTGTCAAAGTATTCCTCACACAAAGGACACTTTACTTCTCTGTATCTTCTCATGGCTATCTCCTAGAACATTGGGTTCATCATGCTGAACCTCTCATACCATGACGCCCCTTCCAATGCCAACCACATACCCACAGGCACACCTAGTATAAGGAATGCACATACAAGGAACGCCCATCCTAATCCTTTTGTTGTACAGTACTGCTCACTCATCGGTTGTACGCCAGTAATGCTGTCCATGAGTCAGGAAACAACGTACCCATGTCCATACTAATCGAGTTAGCAATTAATCGTGTCTCTTCCTGTGTGTCCTCACTCTGTCTAAGCTTACACATATCTGACCATGCATCCAGACTACCTGACCAGTACCACTCTGTAATAGTATTCAGTGGCAGTACCATACGTGCTTGCTCTGGTGCTACACCTTGCTCAAGCAACTCCTTGTATGCCTTGTTGCACCACAACTCATGTTTAGCCAGTGTACTAATGGTACGATAGGATATAGAAACCTCACCACTACTACCTTGCTTCTTATCTTTTGCACGTCCTCTCCATGTTGGGGCGTAGTAGTACTCTGGTTGATCGTCTACATACCTACGGCTTACCTCATTCCATCTAAGGAACTTATGTTTGACCAGTTGTCTTGCCACAAACATAGGAGCTTTGACATGGAATGTTGCAAAGCAATGACCAAAGGGTGACATGTGTTTGTGTCGTGCAAGATATGATATAAGTATACTGTCTGACACAGTCAGTGTATTGTCTTCATCCCACTCACTCTTCTTGTTGAAGCTAACACGAGCAGAGTTTACTACAGTAAGATCACTGCCCATGCTATCTATTAATGTTGCGTCTATCATACTGTGTACCTCGCTGTCTTGTATTCCAATTCACAATGGACAACACCATGCCATCCACTTAGTTTGTTCTTCACAACATTCAAGTGACGTTGTGTGTCCTCTTCCTCTTGACCGTCAACCACTGGGTTCTTAGCAATCAATACCATGAGGTCAGCCTCTGCCGCCTTACCAGTACGTGAGCCTTCCATCATACTCTGGTTGAGTAGTACCTTGCCCTCTGCGTCAGCAGATAGCTGAGACATGTAGAAGATAGCACAGTTGTGTGACTTAGCAATTTGTCTAGCATAGATAGCATTAGCTTTCAGTGCCTCGTCAGGTCTAGCAAAGCCACCAGTCCTAGCGAACTTGTCACCCATGTCAAGTATTACAATGTCAGGCTTGTATGACTTGCATACTGACTCTACCCATGCCATGTCACGATTACTTGCGTCCTTGATCTTGATGTTCTTCTTGACAGCCTCATAAGCGTCACGTGCTCTGGTAGGGTTAGCCTTGACCTCTTGGATTGTCATACCTGTAGCTGCTGTAAGATACCTAGCACCAACACGGTGTGATGCTTCCTCGTTACATAGTATGACACACTTAGCACCTTGATGGGCAAAGCCATTAGGAGCAGCGATAAGAGAGGCGTGGAATGAAGTCTTACCTGTGTTAGGTCTAGCACCCACCTCAATCAGGTGTCCTGCATTTACGCCCTCTACCTTACGTGTCAAGCTAGGAACGTTGAAAGACCACTGTGACTCAAGGTCATTCATGTTGAGCAGTGTGTCAATCTCAATGTCATCCCACTCAATACGTAGGTCAGGTGTGAAGTCATCACCATAACGCTCAAGTAAATCACGTAATGGTTCGAGACTATTCTTGTCACCGTTAACGTAGTCAAACCCAAGGTTGGCAATGTCCTCACCCACTACCTGTTGGAACAGCTTCGACAGCACCTCTTGTGCTACGTCACCACCCATAGGTGACTCACGTTTGATCTGGTTAAACAAAGAACCATACGCCTGTTTCTGTGCTGTTGTCATGGTAGGATTGTTTGACATGAACAATGCCTCAATCTCATCTGGTGTAACGGTACGTTCATAACGATCCATAGCCTTGTCGATAGCTTGCTTGATCTTACGAACATCCTTACTGAATAATCTGTCAGGGCATTTAGCACCACGATGTTCATCGTAGAACTCTCTGTCCATCAAGCTTCGTATTAATGATAATTCCATTTATGTTTCTCCTAGTGTGTTTAAGTTTCTAATGTCGGTAGGGTTACGGTATTTAAGGTCATCTATCAAACGTAAAACTTTTACATTGTTTACATAACCTCTTAGTTCTTTAGCAAATTGCAGCGTCTTTGGTAATGCGTCAGGGTCAAGTGCAATAATAATCGTGTCGAACTGTGATAAGTACTTCTTATGTACCTCAGAGAGTGACGTACCCAACACTGCTACCCCGACATATACGCCACCCTCTGAGCATCCAGAACCATCTGTCGCACCTACAATAGCTGCACTCACACAGTCCTCAACGACTACCCCAGTTCTACCACATCCAGATACGTATGGCAAGGGGTTTTTTCCATATCTTTTCCACTTAGGTAACTTTTTTCCTAGTGCTCTGCCTGTTGCGTCCACCATGATATTGTTATGGACTACAGGAAATACGACACGATCTTCTTTTACATCATACAACAAGTCTTGTTCTACAGACCACAGTTTCCACTTGTAGCAGAAGTCTTTGATACGAATGTAACTCTTTACTATCCACTCAGGTTTCTGAAATGGTACTGCCTCTGTCTCTTGCGCTGCACTACCTAGTGAGCTACGTATGTCATCAGTAGTTAGATGAACACGTGACCCACCAGATACACTGCACCCTGCCTTGTAACAATTCCACATAAGCTGACCCATATTATTAGTAGCGGTAAACGTCTTTACTCCACCACATACAGGGCAGTTAGTACGTTTAGTATTACCATTACTAATATCTAAATCACTTATGTATTCTTTTATATTCATTATATATCACTTTCAATGTTACTCGTTACACTCGATTGTACATAAGTATCACGCTGTGTCAAGGCATTATTTGCAGAGTCATACGTATGTTTCATATATGGTTTCACAGAAGACACATGTGTATGCCCTGTCACCGCCATAATTTGTGGCAATGGTACACCCTTGTCTACCATCTGTGTTACCCCAGTCCTACGTATGTCCATAAGGCGTAGTTCCTCTGAAAGTTTAGCCAGTCTCATTACCTTACGTCCAACCTTGGACAGTCTTTCCATAGCGTATGGCTCAAACTTACCTGACCTTGGCTTGGGATGTGGTACTACCCACTGTTGAAAACCAAAGTCAGCTTTCTGTTCTAGCAACATGTGATTTAAATTATCACTGATTGGTAAGAACACCTCTGCCCTACGCTTGCTCTGCTCCATAGTAAGCTGTTGCTTCTTGAGGTCAAGGCAATCCCATGTAAGATTACGCATGTCTCCAAGTCTCTGACACCACTCGTATGCCATGTGTACAATCAGCCCTAAGTTACGATACTCAAAGTCACTGTATGCCACATCAAGGAACTTGTTCACCTCACCATGTGTCCACACTACCTTACGCTGCTGCTGTTGCTTGCGTTTGATCTTGGAAAATGGGTTCTGTTCTGCGTGTTCCATTCGCATGGCGTAGTTGTATATCCTACTGGCACAGGTAGCTGTATGATTAGCAAAACTAATACCACGTGACACCCACTCCTCATATGCAGCCTTGGCAATCTTAGATGTAACATCTCTGTACTTGCGATAGCCCATTGTCTGATGTAAAATGGTGAGGAAATATCTGTAGTCTACCTTAGTTGAGTCACGTAACATGTTGAAATCGTTGGAAGAATAGTAGAAGTTAATTAGGTCAGTAACCTTGCCGCTTGGCTTGATGTTCACAACCTTTGACTGTTCAATTCTCCAATCATCTATCTGTTTATTTAACTCTTTGGCAAGCTGTTTACTTACACGCAAGTCATCTCCTAACTCTTCACGTGACACGACACCTGCATTGACAAGTTTCTGTGGTGGGTTAAAGCGATACGATGTGTCACCCGAAAGTGACACTCGTTGCTGTACAAATCTGGGCAGTGCTACCATTATACTGTCTCAATCCATTCTATTTGTTCTGCTACCATTTCTCTTATTTGCTCCTTATTATCTGCATAGATTCTGATTACAAAGGCATACCAAGGCATGTCTACTCGTTTACTATACGTACCATCCGAATATCTGATAAGCTCATCCTGTTTAAGGATTTTCACATCATATCTTTTACGCATTAAGCAGCTTCCAACTGTACGAACTTCTTATCTGATACCCACTTGGATACCTCTTGTTCACGTGACCACATGCTGATTGCCTGTGTGTCATTGCCAGTGTTACGTAGGTTGAAACCATTACGTTCATCGGCATAGGAAGCGTAGTTAGTGAACGCTGAGTACAATGCCCACTTGTTGTGACCACGTTGTGATGCCTCATGTAGGTACAATTCGTACATCTTCTCTGCCTTGCGGTCAGACTTTATCATCTCGTCAAGCAATGACTTGATGTCGATAAATTTAGTGGAAGTCTCAGCCCACACTTGCATCTTAGCTGCCTCTGTATAAAAGTCAGTACGTGCTCGTTCTAGCTCACCTATAAAACTTTCTAAGGAAAAGTTTGAAGTGTTCTTCCTACGTATCTTATCAAACTCACCACGTATCATACCGTTGGTGCAAAAGAAATCAATTGCCCCAAAGAATACTTGGTTACTGCATGACCCATCGACACCATGCAAAGCAATGATACGATTACCAATGCTAGTTGCCATCTTTTCTGTCACGATGGGTACTTGCATTTCGGGCAGAGTAATGTCGAGCATAGACCATGCTCCATTACGTGCAGTAGACCAGTTATATCTGGCGTTCATAGTGTCACCCTCTGTTAACTCCTCTGTAATTGTTTCATGTATGTTACGGTAGAAGTCACCGTGTGACGCACACTTGAACCCATCACCCACGATACCAAGGTAATCGCCAGTGTCTTGATTTATAACGTATTTCTTGTCATGCATCCTTGTTGGTGCAAATTCTACTTCAAAGTCTAAGTGTGTTGGAATATCGAATGGCATATAAATTCTCCTTTTCATTTGTTATATAGGCAACTGATACTATCTTATATCATATCACCCTTCCCTATACTAGTAACGATAAGCTACTTATAAAATAAGTGTGACCCTAAAGTCACAGTGTGGTCGTAGTGTTTACTCCAGAATGGTCTGACGTAATTGGCATGGTAGTAGATAGACCCATCGGTATTGTCCTTGACATACCCATGCACTACCTTGTGTGCAACAAGTTGTGAGTAGAGCCATGCTCGTTTCTCTTTGGGTGTGTCGGACTTACCGTCACAGTACCAACTGAACTGGCATCTACCCAATCCTTTCTCCAGACCCTGCCGCACCACCGTACATGCGTCATCTGGAAACCTTGGGCTTGCTACACGATTGAGTACGACATGAGCCACTGCATACTGTCCTTCCAATGGCTCACTACGTGCCTCGTAGTACACGTTGAGTGCAATGCATGTAAGCATCTCAGCAATCATATCTATTCCCCTATGTTTGAGGGTGCATACACTGCACCGTTGTATTGACTACCTGTCTTTGTGTCTGTTCCAAAGTCACATGCTGCTAGTGTAACTAGTATAGCCATGATCCAATAAAAAGTAACCTTAGACCATTTGATAAAGCCTTCAAATGTTTTCTTTGCCTCTACCTCTGCTGCTTCACTGGGTGTCATTCATCAACTCCTTCTGTTTACTTAAACCTTTTTCTAACATCTTGAGTGCCTCTGCCTTGTCTCCCCTTGCTAGGGTTTCATACGCCCATGACACCCAACTGTATGCTTCTGGGTCTATCTGTTCTGGGTCAGGTGCAGTCATCACTGGCTGTTGTGGTGGTGGAGACTGGGAATACGCCCCTACTTTGTGGACGTTTAGGAACTCAATAAGATACTCCTTAGATACAGGAACTTCTGTTTCCTCCCAGTCTCTTGGGAAGTATCTCTGTGCGTCACGCTGAGTACCTACCCACTGACCCTTGCTTGATCTATACAGTCTCATGGAACGCAACTCCACACTTAGGTATCTTTATGTACTCTCTAGTGTCCTTGTGTTTGAAATGCATGTAGGTCACGCCTTGCCCCATGTACATGTAGTCATACATCAGGGCGATCTTTGCTCTGTCAAAGGCATCCTTTACCTCATCTGCTTGCTCTCTTTTTAATTGTAAACCTTTGTTCAAGTCCTCAACATGTTGATCTTTTTCAAGTGTATTCATTGTTGTGTCTCCACCTCTAGACAAGCCACTGTCTCTGACTTGTGTGTTATCATCTTAGCTGCCTTGCTCAATTGTATCTGGCACTCTTCCAGTGTGGCATAGCTACCCAACTGGTAGTGCTCCACTGTCTGTGTACTGAACAACTGCATCCATATTAATACGTACATCATTATGCATACTCCTCTTCAAAATGAAACCATGACGGCACTGGACGGTTCGTCCACTTCATACTGAACCTACGTTGCTTGGTCATGTAGAACTT